AGAATTCTATTAAATCGTCAGCAATCTCTTTGTGAGAATAGATTAATTTATTTAAGTTTAATTTTTTAGGTGTTTGAGTATAGATTCTATCTTTTGCATCAGTATCATTGTTTTTGTTCATGGCATCTTGATATGCTTTATCAGTAGATGATTTAAGCTCGCCATCATTTCCTAGACCTGCACCTTGTGATCCTACATTGTTTGAATCATCTTTTGACTCTTCCTCACCACTATCAGACTCAGATGCACCCTCATCAATTTTTTCTTCAGACTCTTCTGAACCCTCTGAACTTTGAACTTGTTCTTGACCTTCACTTGACTCTGATTGATCTGATTGAGATTGACTACCAGTTTCTTCTTGTTCTTGATCGCCTGACTGATCTTGTTGATCATCACCATCTTGATCTTTTTGTTGTTCTTTGTGATACTGAGATAATCTTGCGGCAAGTGATATCACGTCTTCAACACTTTTTAAAGTATCAACTTCGTCAATAAATTTTTGTTCTTCTTCATTTACATTACCAATAAGACCAGTTTTGTAAAAGATATTAATCTTATCAATAATATTTAATTTAGATAAATCTTTATCTTTTAATTTGAAGAAGTCACCTTCTACTAATTCTTTGTAACCTTGTTTGAAATTTTTTACTGAACCAGGGTATTTCTTTTGAAACATTTTCTCAATACGAGCATCCTCTAAAACATTGATAACAGAATGATTAATACCTTGATGAACACCTCTCTCTAATAAATCCATAGGTGTATATAATGCATGACCAACTTCATGACAAACAAACATGTCATAAACATCATTACTAATTTCTTCTTTGAATATAGGTAAAACTAACTCTCTTGTTTCAACATTAAATGAAGCAGTATCTGCTTTTTTGTGAACAACGTTAATATTCTCTTCAGAGAGAAGTCTTGCGATAGTTGATTTTTTAGTCATTGTGGTATTTCCTCATCATCTATATTCATAATGACAGGTCACCCACAGGGTTGTCAAGGGTTAATTAGGTTATTTTCCGTATTTTCGCCATATATCAAAAACCCTAGTATTTTCGGGCGTTTTATCGTTTGGATAGGATTGGCACAAAATGTCGCAGTTGTCAATATCCACGATTTCGCCCCCATTTTCCTTAATATAGTGTTGGATCAGTAGAATATAACTGCCGTCTGTATTTTCGAGACCTTCCTTAAATCCTGTACTTGTAAATGCAATACGTTTTCCTCTATTTAGTATTTTGAGGGCAAGTGTTTCTGCTTGTTTTTCTCTGATCCTCATAGTTTCATTCCACATGTCATATTCCATATTTAACTTTTTTGCAAGAAAACTTAATGCGATATTATCTCTTGGATGACAACTTCCACCATCACCTAACCCAGGTTTCATGTATGCATCACTAATTAATCGCATATTACATTGAGATAGTACACGACATATTAATGATGAATCAGTATTACCCATTTTATCTGAAACATCTTGTATCATATTTACGAAATTAATTTTTTGAGTTATATACGTATTATAAAAAACTTTGATTGATTCTGCTTCTTTAAAATTACAAATTTCTGTTCTTGGATTATTTTCGGCAATCGTTTTGTAAAAATCAATTAACTTATGTGGAATATATTTTGTATAATCTTCTACACCAACTATATACATTTCTGGATTTTTAAAATCCCAACCAACAGTTCCTTGAGCTATAAAAAATGGACTATAACAGTAGTTCGTATTAGTAATAAGTTTTTTAAATTTGTCATCATTAGTAGTCGGTATGACAGTAGATATTAATACAAGTAATTGATCTTTATTCATTATTTCATTACATTGTGTTAATACATCCTCAACAATAGTTGTGTCGAAATCTTTTGGATCTAAATGACTAGTTGGTTGCTCTCCACCGTACATAGGATCATGAGGTGTTGGTACTGCAACAAAAACTATCTCTCTATCAAAAATTGCATCATGTAAATTATTTTTAGTTATGACAGGATCATATCCTGTTACATCATGACCTTTTTCAACACAAACTTGACTACAAGGAAAACCGAGTTTTCCTAAACCAACAAACGCTACTTTCATATTTTCTCCATAATTTCTAATAAATTTTTTTCTGCTCTACTATTAATCAAATTTTTATAATTATATTCTAATATTTCTGTATTGTCAATAATTAATTTTTTTAAATCTAATGTTGATAGATATGCTACCAACTCCACTATTCTATTCATTCTTTTTTGTGGATCTAATATATTATCGTATGATTCATCCCATAAATGAGAAAATGTTTTGTATCCTAAAGATTTCAATTTTTTTAAACTATATGGTTGACCAATTATAATAAATGGCATTTTTAATAATATTGGTTTAAATGTCTTTTCTGATAAAAAAGATAAATCTATATCATTATTAAAAACACTTTCAGTTACGATCCACATACTATTTTCATATGAAAACTCTTCATTGACACTGAACCACCAATTAGTATTTTGATCATCAGTATCATATCTTAATTTTAAATTATCACTCCATATTGACGCATTAAAATGATTGAGTAAGTTTCTGTCTTTCATAGCATTCATAAAATCTACTCTATGTTTTCTGGTTATTCTATTTAAACACAAAAATTTTTTTTCATGTTTTTTCTTTGATATATCAATCTCATTATGTTGTAATGATCTTATAGCAGTTTCAAAATATTCCCAATAAATATATTTGACATTGACTGTATTACCCAAATGATTACTATTAACCACAAAAACATTATTTAAATCAATATCATTTTTCCAAAGATTTTCAATTAACTTTTTTTCAGTTCTTTGCATATAATCTATTTCACGACAACTTGATATGAATAGATATTCATCATCTTCTAATTTAATATTAATATCTATTTTTTTATTTAAGAAAACTTCTAAACTATCTTCTAATGTAAACCAAACTATTTTTTTACTTTTATATTTTTGAAATAATTTTTCTACATTAACATGTTCATCTATCTCACTAATAAATTTCATTGTAAATAAGTTCCATTATATATTTTTGAGACTTTTCATTTGGATGTGCATCAATGTGATTAATAGGCATAAACTGATTTTTTCGTTTTAAAACATCCATTAATGTATACCCTCCTATTCTTTTTATACCGGGCCATCCATAAAATATTTTACCATTTAATTCAAGAGTAATATTATTATCCAACATCTCACTTATAGACTTAAATTTTAATGCTTCTAATTCAAATTCATTATTATAATAATTATTAATACAATTTAACATTTGAAACATTCTTAGTTCAATATTTTTTTGTTTGCAAACAGCATACATAGAATAAAAAAAATGTAGATTTTTTCTAATAACATTTTCAATGTTTGGATAATCGTTATTGAAACATTCATTATACCATTGATTTAGTTTTGCATAATCATACACTCTTGCTTTTGTGTGTTCATCTTTCATATCTTTTATTTTTGGAACGATACTTTTCCATGTATTACCTACCATAAAATCTTGTCTTGTCCATTCTGTCCATGATATTATTACACGATCAATCTTTTTTTCATCATGTTTAAATATTTCATTCATGACAGAATGATAGATTCTTTCATTACCACTACCACATTTCGCAGTATTAATGACATCTGTATTTAATTTTTCAGATAATAATTCTGGCCACATTTTAAAATCCATTGGATTAGGTATCGCACTTTTTGGCATATTCTTATCTGTGAAACTACAACCACCCACTATAATCATTAAAATACCTTTACTTTGTACTTACTTTCAAATTCTTGTGCATCTTCTATTGTATTAACAATAGGTTGACCTTTAATATTCAAAGATGTGTTTAATAACATAGGACATCCTGTTTTTTCATACCATTCTTCTAGAATAGCACGACATACAGACGGGTTTCTCTTTTCTACGACTTGTACCCTTGCAGAACCATCAACATGAGTCACAGCATCATAATCATGCAATGCTTTCGATACAAATTGCATATATCTATTCTTTCTACCTTTAAAATAATCATCAAAGTGTTCCTCTAATATCATAGGTGCAAAAGGACGAAACTTTTGTCTTCTTTTAATTTGATTGATAGTATCTTTTACAGGATATCTAGGATCAGCAATTAGTGAACGATTTCCTAATGCTCTTGGTCCAAACTCAGCACGTCCATTTGCAACACCACAATATTTGTGTTCTAATAAATGTCTAACGACTTCTTTTGGATTTATAGTTCTACTAATATTATGACCCAGATATGGATGTTTCCAATTTAATCTTACCTTGTTGATCAATGCAGCCGCACCAAGAGAAGAACCTGCATCACCTGGCGATGGCATTATCCATATATCATAATGATCTGGTATCTTACTATTTGCAACACAATTTAAAGCACATCCACCCATTAATATCAAATTATTTTTCGTTGTGTATTTCAATAGTTCTAAAAGTTTTGTTTCATAAAGATTTTGAACGGATGCAGCCAAATCTTCATCACGTGCATTTGGTAGTAAATTTCCTACACCCCAATGATTGTTCTTATATAAAAGATGTTCTAAATCATATTTGGGTTCGCCATATGCAGCCATTCCCATTGTGATATACTCATCCTCGTTTGGTTTCAAACCAAGTCTGTGCGTAATTGCTGAATATAATAATCCTAATGAATATGGATATTTAAATGATTTAATTTTTTTCATATTATCCCATATCGTAACAGTATCCCATTCACCGATTGCGTCAACAACAATAATATTACAATCATGAAATGGTGCAGTAAAATAACCTGCCGCAGCATGTGATTGATGATGTTTAAAATAGTAATCGTATTTTCTTCTTGGCCGTTCTAATGATTGACCTGCATATAATCTTCTAGTGTTTTTCCAAAATGGTGATTCGTAATATGCAATGTTGTGATAACCTAATTTCATTTGTTTTGGATGAATCCATTTATCACCTTTCTTTCTGCTATATCTTTCACTGTGAGATGCATATTTAATTTCTTGACCATCTAATACAGTTACACCTGCATCATGAAAACCTTCAGATACGCCTACATTAATCATCTTTTTCTATCGTACATTTTCTTTTACATTTGTAATAAGCATCATCATAATTTTCCCATGATTTAGGAAGAGTTTCATCGAACCATTTTGATTTCAATATTTGATCTAATGGTTTATTAAAAATATTATACTCATTTTTATTTTCCATATATTCTTTCATGATGTGTTTATTTTTGTTTTCATTTTCAGTTTTATATAATCTATCATCTTTAGTTATATCATACTTGTAAGCAAGATTACTTAAATAACAACATGGAAACACTTGTCCGTCTGGGTTAACAATAACAACTTCATTATTTTTCCATTCACAACTAATACACTTACTCATTTTCTTAATACCTGCTTCTTTCCATTCTCATCAATAAATTCAAAATTATCACTTTCAAAAAATCTATTAGAATCAAAATGACGCCAATATTTTGCACCATTGTCCTTTGCAAGATTTTCAATCTCTTTAAGATGTGGTCGATTATGTTCAAAAACAACTGTTTGTGCCATTGGTGTTGACCATGTTTCAGATAATGTTTTCATATTCTTTAATGTTTTTTCTAAATTAGTTTTTCTGCGATAATGACTATGCATATCTTGATCTACACCATCAATATCAAAATACATTTTTAATCTTTTGCCACACAATATACCAAGTTGCCAATAATAATCTTCATCCCTAATAGAACCATTTGTTGTGATTTCTATTCTACAATTACTCTCATCAATAATATATTCACATATGGGATATAAATCTTTGAGCATAAGTGGATCACCCCAAGTTCCACAAAATTGAACTTCATCTAATTTTTCTAATGTTTCTTTTGGAAATGCTTTTTTAAAATCTTCTAATGACCACTGTACAAGTGGTACCCATTCAGCAGTTCCACAACCGTTTGGATTAATTCTGTCGCATTGAGGACAACCTGCATTACAAAAATTAGTTATTGATAAACTAATCTTTCTTATCGGTGTTTTGTTCCACTTCACTTTTATCCTCGTAAATAAATACATCAGTTTTTTCTCTACGTTGAAAATGACTTAAAAAAGTATTCCAATATAACAAAATGTATAATTTTATTCTTTTTAATTTATTTTGTGTCATGATGCTATCCTTGAAAAGTTTTGAATCTTTTCGAATCTAATACTGTTTCTAAATTTGTCTGCTAATTGATCACCTTTGTGACTAATTACAAAAACATTCTCATTATCTAAAGTATTAAGAATACGTAAGAACTCATCTGTTCCTTGACCATCAAGTGAACTATCAAATATTTCATCAAGTATTAATAAGTTTGTATTTGTAGAGTTTTTCATTTTTGCAATTGCTCTCCAAGTAAAAAGTAGTGCAAGGTCTATACGCATCTTTTCACCTTCACTAAATGAGGCATAATTAAATGCATCTCTAAATCTTGATCTAATAGTTTCATTAAAGTTCTCATCTAAATTAAAGTTAACATAAAATTCCATAGACATCAAATACTTATTAATCAATTGATTCATAATTGGTAAGTATTGTTTTATAATTTTAGTTTTTATACCTGCATCATCTAACATATCTCTGGCTGCATGTACATAAACTCTCTCTTCTTTTTTTGTGCTTCTAGTATTCTCAACACCTTTACATTCATTTTTCATATTTGATAATTTATCTATGTCTGTTTCTGATACTGAACCTGACTCAAAAGATGAAATCTCATCATCTAGTTTTTGATTATACTTTTCTAATTCTGTTATTGATGATGACAACTCTGCTCTTCTAACTTCATTCTCACGAACTTTTGTTAGAATATCATTTATTTCATCTAGTCTTACTTCGACATCTTTTAGTTCATCTTTAAGTTTAGTTGCACCATCAACTATATTTTTTATCTTATCTTCTTTATCATGTAACATAGATTGTTTATGAGATGATTCAATATCTTGTAAACATGTAGGACAGTTTTCATTATTCTTAAAAAACTCTGCATCTTTTGTTAATTGTTTATGTTTTTCTATTAATGTTGCTCTAAGATTATTAAACTTTTGTAGTTTACCTTTTATTGTGTCATGATCATCTGTTTGTTTCATCAAGTCAATATTTTCTTCACCTATAAAATCAAACTCTTCAGTTCTCTCATCCAACACACTTTTATTATTTTTATATGTCATTTGTTTTTCTAATATGATTTGTTCTTTATTTGCTTTCATATCATCTATGTAATTTTGTTGCATTGAAATTTTTTCAACTGCAAGTTCAAACTGATAATCTAGTTCTTTTATTTCATCAGTAAGATCTTTTATTTTTTGTTTTAATAACATACCCATAATAGAAAATATTTTTATATCAAGTATTTCCTCAACAACTTCTCTACGATGAGATGCCTTGAGTTGCATGAAAGGAACAAATGTAGATGATCCTAAAATAACCACTTGTGTAAATGATCTATAATTTAATCTTAATACATTTTGTTCTAAAAACTTTTGATAGTCTCTAGAGTTGGCATCTTGATTTACTAATATACTATCACAATATATTTCAAAAATATTAGGTCTAATACCACGAATAATTTTCCATTCTTTCGTTCCTATACTAAATTCAACTTCAACAACTGTCTCTCTATCATTAATAGAATTAACTAATTGTGATTTACTAATTACACGAAAAGGTTTTCCAAAAAGTGAAAAACATAATGCATCAAGTATTGTTGACTTACCTGCACCATTCTCACCCACAATAAGTGTGGTGGCATTTTTATCTAAAGGTATCTCAGTAAAAGTATTACCTGTTGAAAGAAAGTTTTTCCAACGAACACAATTAAAGTTTATCATAAAAACAATCTCCAAAGACCAATAGTATTCATTATTGTAAACCAAAAAGTTAACACCATAACCCAAGCAGACTTTCTATAGTATGCACCGACAAACCCTGTGGTACTAGCAACAAAGTAAAATGGTAAAAATATATCTGGTCTAGGATCTAAAACTGTATAAGTTAAAATCATACTACCATTAATAACTGCGATTGCACTTATCATCTCAAAGTAAAACGCAAGTTTATGTGACTGATAACTATCAATCCAAAATGCTTTTATTGAATCTATCATAATTCTAAATCTTGGGCCTCGTTATATAATCCTCGCATAATTCTTTTTATTCTATCTTTATCTAATTCTATTTCTAACTCATCTACGTATTTGTTTATTAATGTTGTTGTATCCTCTGCGTATTGAACTATGTCATCTGACACTGTATCGGCAGATAAATCAGAAAAGTCTTCGATTACCTTTACATCATGACAATTTGCTTTCATTAGTCTTTCCATGAATCTATCAAACTGATATAAATCCTTTTTATTTACAATAATAACTTTTACGAATTTGTTACTATATTGTGCGACATCATGATTTTCATATGCCGTCTGTGTGTCATCATAATAGATTTTTTCATGCATTCTAAAAGGGTTTAAAACTCTTGTCAATTCTAAAGTTTCAGTATCAAATATATGAAATCCTTTTGTATCATTATAATCATTCCAATAAATCTCATAAGGAGCACCGAGATAATATATTTGACCATCATCTGATTTGTGATGATAGTGACCAGAAAAAACTGTTTGAAACTTTGAGAACAATCCTTTATCAACACCATGATCACTTACTATACCTTTGTTCATTTGAAAACCTTTTATTTCTAAATGACCCATAACAATACTTGCAGTAGTTTGGTCAATCATACCTTCAGTGTATATTTGATTTTGTGGTGTAATCCAAGGTAAGAATAAAATATCTAATCCACCAATATTAACATCAGTTGGATCTTCATATATTTTTATTTTATCAGATCGACCATCAATAAGTTCTCTTAATGAATTTACATCATTTGTATTTTTAAAAAAAATATCATGATTACCTACAAGACAATGAAAGTCTAACTTCATATGATTTATTGGCAACATAAATCTTTCTCTAAACTCTTTTGCAGTTTTGATAGATACGTATTTTCTTCTATCCATTAGATCGCCTAAGTGAATAACTGTTTTAATATTGTGTTGTTGTAAATAGGGAAAGAAAACTCCCTCGTAAAACTGAAACATATATTCTAGAAAAAAAGAATTATCATTTCTTGCACCAAAGTGCGAATCACATAATATAGCAACTTTCATTAATCGTCCATAAACTCCTCAAGGCCTGATGGTCTCTGTGATTTTTCTTTTTCTTTTGTTTTATATACAGGTTCATCAGGTAGTATTATAGTAGGATCAAATCCATGAATACTATAGTTTGTTGAATCCATAGGTAAAACATCATGTGTGCGGTATTCTTCTTTTTCAATTATCTTATGTTTAATATGTGTTTGTTTTTTCTCTTTTTGTATTCTTCTTATGAATGCAAAGTATATTATTTGTGTGAAATACGCAAAAGGATTATTGGATTTATTAGGGTCAAAATTGTAAACATATTGTAAACAATTTTCTATTCCGTCTGAAATCATTTCATCTCGATAAGTATAATTTATGAAGTTAGGTCTAAACGATAAACCATTCGCAATCTTTAAAAAACACTCACCAACGTAATCTGGTACTGGTGGCATATTATCGCCAACTGCTTCTGCATCCTTACACATTTTTTTAAACTTTTTCATTTCTTCTAAAAGTTTTTTATTATCTACATAATGTTGTGGATTTTTTTTGGTTTTTGCCATGTCATAATCTATCACTTTATGGGATAAAAGTCAACAAAAAAATATTTTTAGTGTAGGATTTTTTTCTTAACAGATTTTAAAGGTTCTAAAGCCTCTAGGTATTTTTTAACTTCTTCTTCGTCAAAGTCTTCACCCAACTCATTATAATCTCTTGCTTCCCAATCGTGAATTTTAAGTTCTTGTTTTTCGCCTTGTTCAAGTTGTCTGTAGTAAAAAGTTTTTAAACCTTCAGATGCAGACATGATAGTTGTAATTGAATCTTTTCTTACTTTACATATTTTTTGTTCAGTGTAAGGATACAACCATCTTGATAATGTTAAAGACTCAACAATACCTCGTTTAGTTGCTCTAGGAATTGTTAACATTTTCATTGGATTTTCTATTGATATATAATCACCAACGTCTTTAACAACGTTACATATTACTTCTTCGCCTGAATTAAATTTTATTATTTGTTGTGACATATGTTTACCTTATCTATTTTACAATAAATACAGCGTATCTATTTTATATGTAAAACTTTCCTCGTTGTATATATTTATTCTTTCCTCAAAGTGTAATAGTGTGTAATTCTTCTTTCCTTTATATGATAAATCATCGCAGATATCATAAATTAAAACGGAATCTTTACTTGTGGACTTACGCAACCCACGGCCAATTGATTGGAGCACACGTATTCTGCTTTTACTTGGACTTGCGAACACGATGTTATTAAGATTAGGAATATTAATACCAGTAGAGAAAGTACCATATGATGCAATAATGATTGAATTATTTGAATTGTTAACAAGTTCTCTAACCTTCTCTCTATCTTCAGCACTTGTGCCTCCATGTACATAATGAGTATTATCACCTTTCATCATATCGTATAATACATTACCATGTTTTTCGACTAACTGAAATAGACATAGAGTGTTGCCTTTCAATTTTTTACATAAATTAGTGATAAAATTATTTCTTTTATTGTGACTAACAAGAAAATTTATTTCTTCAGAATATTTATGATCCTTTACTTGTTTACTTTCATTCTCGTTGTATTTAAGAACGATACAATTTGCATTCAGTTGTGCCAATGTTTTTTTATCCATAAGTTCTTTTGTAGAGATAACTTTTTCTACTTTTCCAAACAAACCTTCTAATACTAATCTATGTGTTTGTGTTCCGTCAAGTGTTCCTGTAAATCCAAAACGATAAGGACAATCTTCTAATTTTTCCATAATGTTAGTTAATGACTTTGCTTTAAATGTATGTGCTTCATCACCAAAGATACACTCATATTGATCAAAATATTTTTTATTAAGTTTATATAAAGATTGCCAAGTTGATATAACCACAGATTTATCTGTTTGTTTATCATGACCAGAGTAAATTTTATGTATGTTACTTTCAGTCCAACCATATGAAATAAAATCATTTGTCATTTGTTCTACAAGTGAAGTTGTCGGTACTAATATCAATATTTTTTTATTCATCATTCTATAGTAACGCACTAAACAATATATGATATATGATTTACCTGACGCAGTAGGTGATAACAATAATCCTCTTGATTTTTCTATTGCTGTGCATATTGCATTGAATTGATAATCTCTGGCATCAAAAGGTATTTTTAATGATTTAATAAATCCCTCAACATCTTTTGGATCTATAGATTTATTATCTTTTACATTATCATGTAGAATATATTTTAATTCATTGTTTTTAAAAAAGTCCTCTAGATAAGATAATAAACCAACATAAATTTTATTTGTTTTTTGAGAGAATAAACGAATTTTGCCATCCCATATTCTATTACGATATGCCGGCATAAATTTAGCACCTGGCACTTCAAACTCAAAAAAGGAACTTAGTTCTTTTGAGACATGTGGTTCACATTCAACTTGTAAATGAACATCATTTATTTTGTGAACAAATATTATATTTTTATTTCTATCTTGTCTTAACTTCCATTGTATCCAATCGCCGTATCTTGCAGGTTCTTTTTTGTCTAACATTATTAAACCATTCCAGCTTCAAACTTTTTCCATTCAATAGCATTTTTAATATCCCACCCTCTTGCCTGTACTGACTTTAGTACATGATCAATATATTTTGTTGTTGTCTCTAAATATATAATTTTATTTTCTGCATCAATAATATCTTTATCAGACTCTATGTAAATATGTAAATCATTTTTTAATACTTTAAGATCAAATGGTTTAGTTACATAAATTTTTGCGTCTGCTTTACCGCCATAGTATTCCCACTTTTCTTTATATAAAACTTTATATTCACCTTTTGCCTTTGCAAGTAAAAAATCAAAGTTAGTTTTGTAATCAATAAACTTTGCATACAATTCTTGATTTCTTAAAGACTCTGTGTCTAAGTGATCTTTATCTACGGGTAATTCTTTGTAAACGATTTGTTTTAATTCATCTAAGGTCATAATAAGTATCCTAACATAATATTAACTAAAAGTCAATTATAATGTGATTATTTCGTAATATTTATATGTAAATTCTGATGTTGCTTTTATGTAAGTAACATCTGTTTCTTCTTGTGTAAACTCTAACGCTGATAATGTTGTTGGGTATAAATCTTCAAATCTTACTTCAACTAAAGGATTATTTTTATTTGAAAGTATTGTTAATGTTGCATCTGAAAACATTGGGTTAGCAGGTGTTTGTAGTTGTACTTTACCGATATCGTTAGTAGTATCTTTTCTTGTAACGTTTGATGTGTTTGATGTTGTACTTCTATGTGTTGCGAATTGTTGTCTTGACTTAGGAAATCCAATCGCTAATAACCAGTTATGTAATTCAATATAGTTTTCTAAGTTTTCTGACACTTGAAACCCTATTGTTAGATTATCAAATGTTAGTTCGTCACCCTGTACAGGTATTGGTTTAAATGGTGTAGGAAATATTGTTTCCCCTAAACTAATACCAGGTAGATTACAATTAGTTACAAAAAACTCAACTTTAGGTATTTGAGTTATTGTAAATTTAAACTGTGTAGGACTTACGTAGTCCATTGTTGTTGGTTGTCTTGAAACTGTCGCCATGATATTATTTAGTAGAAATAAAAAAGGGGGCCGAAGCCCCCTCTAATTTTTGTTGTAATCGAGATTACATTAAGTTTGCAACTTTAACTCTTCTGTAATACTTGTTAGTATTTGCAACGATTGTGATCGCTCCATCTTCACCTGCGGCTCTTTGACCTAGGTGGAATGGGTTTGCAGCGATACCGTATCGAGTTTTAAAGCCAATCTTTGGTTGGAATGTGTTCTCACCAACTGCTCTCACCATTTGTAGTGGAACATATGGGCAATAGAACATACCAGCATCATAAGGTGATGTACCTTTGTAACCAACAATGTAGTATTGTGAAGCAGATACGTTTGCAGCATATGGATCTACATATACTCTGTATCTACCGTTTAATACACCAGCGAAAGTTGTTGATGTATCATCTACGTTTAAGTTAGTTGATAATGCAGGTGTGTAATCAAGAACACCAGCCATTTGAAGTGCAGAAGCAACATCAGCAGATGTGATGATGATGTTTCCTTTACCTCTACGTGTCTCTTGACCGATTGCGTTTGCATCTCTCTCAAGTCCAAATAAAAGTCCTTTGAACTTTTCTACAGACCAACGACCGTTTGAGTCTGTGTCTAAGTCAAAGATACCTGCATTTGTTGTATTAACTTGAGCACCTTTTACAGCTGATACATAGATGTTTCTTATAACTTCTCTGTTAATCTCTGTTAAGATTTCTGCTGATAAGATGTTTGCAAGCTCAGTTTCAGCGTCTAAACCATGGATTGCTTTAAGATCTTGTGCAAGTTCCATTGTGTACTCTGCTTTTAGAGCTCTTGATACTGCTGTTACAGTATGTTTCTCGATTGAGAATGCCATTTCTGCGAAAGCGTCAGCTGTAGTATCACCTAAAGCTTCTGCCTGTGCAGTTGTTTGACCAGTAGCAGATGTGTAAGTTCCAGCAGGTGAATCGTTAAGAACAGCAGGGTTAGTACCTGACTGATCACCGGCACCTGTGTCGCCTGCAGCGTCTTGGTTAGAAAGAAATGGAATTTCTTCATCAAATAACGCTTGTGCGCCTGCTTGTGATTTTGCTCTTGCTCTCATTGCAAAGATAAGACCTGTTGGGCCAGTCATTGGCTGAACACCACAGACATCGTATGCAATAAGGTTTGGCATTGATTGTCTTACTAATGAAATTAGGATTGGGTCCCAATTGTCAATTGAAGAACCAGTTGCGTTTGTTGGTGCAGCTTCACCTAAGAACGCTCTGTCTTCTCTTAACGCTTTTTCTTGGTTTTCCAAGATGACAGTAGTAACAGCTCGTCTGTAGGCATCATCGATCTTTGGTAATTCGGGATGCTCAAGGACTGGCTGCCACTTCTCTTGTAAGTTTTGTGTTTGAAACATTTGTCTCTCCTCTTATATCTTACTATTTATTATTTCGCACTCTTGACTGTTCTGCCAATTGCAGACATATAGGCTGCAATTGAACTGTCTTCGTTCAAGTCCTCTACAGCGGTGCCAGTTTCTACTTCATCATGTGTTTCGGTTTGAACCTTCTGTTTTGGGAAGTAGGATTCTTTAAGTGTATTTAACTTTTCAGTGTAAACACCCTCTTCAGTGTATTCTACGTCTTGAGCAAGAGACTCAAATTTTTCAATTTCTGTATCGGTTAAATCAGATGTAACATCTTTAATAACCTTTTCCTTGATTAGTGATCCGTTAGATTTTTTAGATTCAACAACTTCTTGAATTGTTTTTTCTAACTTTTCTTCTAATTTAGAAATTTTATCAGCTTGTGCCTCAAGTACATCGTACTTTTCGTCAGGCACATCGATGTAATGATCTTCAAACAATGTTTTTAGACCTGAGATGAAATCTTCAGCGATTTCGCCTTTGAGACCACGCTCAAGAGCAAGTTCGTTTTCTTTCATCCACTCTTCAACGACATAGTTTAAATAGTTATCAACTTTGTCTGTTAAAGTTTCGTGTACATCAGCAACTTCAGTTCTTAATTCTGACTGATATTCTTCTTCTAATCTTTTGATCTCTTCTCTGATCTTAGATTTTACAGCAGTTTCAAAAATTGTTGCAGCTTTAACTTTAAATTCTTCTGAAAGATTGCTATCAGATGATAGTAATGCGTCAACGTGTTCTTTAACGTTTACAGATGCTAGTCTTTCTTCAGTCTTTGCATCTTTCTCGTCATCGTTTGGATGACCCATTTCGGAATGATAAGCAGCATGAAGTTTTTCCATTTTGCCTTTAGTCATCTTGTCCATTCCGTTCATCATCTCTTTATACATCTCATCTTTGGTCATGTTCATAGCGTTCTTCATGTAAGTTGCATATAATTCAACCATGTCGTCTTTTTTCATAGACTTCATAGCCTTCATCATATCCTCTTTCATCTTGTCATGATCCATTTCCTTATGCATACCTTCCATACCACTATCAGCATTCATTTCGTCCTCATCTTTATCGTGAGCGCCAGCTTTTAGTTTTTTCTTGTCCTCATCGTCTTCATGAGCACCTTCTTTATGGACTTTTTCCATTTTATGGACTTTTTCCATTTTATGCATACCTTCTTTATTCAGATCGTGCATTCCTTCTTGTTTATGTTTTTTCTCTTTTAATTTTGGTTGAGGTTCTGCTGGAACTTCACCCTTTTGTGCAGGGTCATTAGTAATCTCTTTACCGGATTTCCCAGCAGCAACAGATGAAGCACCCACTTCAGCAGGTTTAGCACCTTTTTCTACGTTTGTTGCACCATCTTTTGGAGCAGCAACCATAGGATCGCTTGGGCCAGCATTCTTTTTAGGAGCATCGTGTGCGGCTTCTTCGAGTTCAGCCAAAACTTCCGCTTCTAATTCCTCAATGGTTTTGTCTAGTTCGTTAGCCATGGGGATGTTCTCCTTTTATTGTATTTATACATAATTATTTATAAATTAAAGCATTTTAAGAAACTTAGCAAACTCTAGTGCTTGTTCCTTATTTTGTCTTGCTCTAACTCTTTTGTCAATTCTTTCTTTCATTTCATAAACTTGTGCCTCTACAAGTGATCCATGATCCCAAACCCATTCTTTACCTTCCATGATGCCCTCTACGAAGGCGGAAGGTGCTGATGGATCTGCAACAATATCACCTGCTGTTGCAAGTTTAAAATCGCTTTTCACATAGTTTACACCACCTTTTTGGTCTAAACTCCCCATACCTCTTGATGAAACTCCTAATGTTGCACCCTCATCCATAAGTGATTTAACAATCTCACCCATAGGTGTTGACATTATCTTAGCTTCTCCTATAAAATTATCACCCTCTGGTTTTAGACTTGTAATCATATGTGATACTCTGTCTAAGTTTACAGTTGGACCATCTGGGTGACCAAGTTCGCCAAAAGCTCTATTCTTTTGGATAAACTTTGAGTCATAGTTTTTTACTTCTTTCATAAGAACATCACGTGGGTAAACCCTTCCGTTTCTATTCTTTATGTTAGATTGCATAAAGATACCTTTTATTTTGTAATCTTTTTTGCCATTATCTTTTTCTTCTATAATATAGTTTGACGTACTAAAGTCATTCGCCTCTGTAATAAGTTTTACTGTATTCATTAGCTTAAGTTATCAAACCCCGAAGTCTTTCTAAATTTTAATATTATGAATCCTACTGAAGCAGATCCATTTGTTAATAAAACATCACCAGTAACACCACTGCCGGCATTGTTTGCTATTGCAGGCAATCCAACTGCTTGTGTATTGAAATGTCCACTACCATTTAATGATAATGCGACAACATTAGATGTTGCGTCAAATAAAATATCAGTTGTTGATGCGACTGACCAACTACATGATACTAATGATAATCTAGGATCAGTAGATGCACCTGTTAAGGCAGAAGCGTCTAAAATACTTGCGGCTGAGTTTGTAGATGTTGTTGTGACTTTGATTACTGTCTCAAAATCTGAATCTCTTAATTCTTGTGTAACTAATGCCATGTTTTCCTTACTTTAAAATATCCATTGCTTCATTTTCAAAATAATCGTATAACTGTTTTTCAGGCACACGATACCTTTTCGAAACATCAGATATTGTTTTCTCAAAATTATTTAGGAAATTTGAGCCCTTAGTATCAAGCTTTTTAAACAATTCATCTACTGCTTTCTTCATTTTTGGCGCAAGTTTCCGATAAGATTTTGACTTTTTGTGTTCATCTTTTTCGAAAATAGATGTATATAAGTCGTTAAATTTATTCATCATCCTTTTCTTCTGGTTGTGTTTCAGGTTGTGTTTCGTTTTCAGTTTCGTCAGGTAAGTGATTTTTGACAAAACTTTGTGCAACTTCAACTTTTTTTGTTTCTATTGCGTCTGCAATCTTATCTTTCATAGTTCCTTTAAATGCATCTTCAGCATCTAATGTCTTTCCTTTTGCAAGTGCGTCAACTACATCTTTACTGCTCATTATCATCTCCTTGTGGTTGTTCAGGTTCTTGTGTCTTTATTGGTTCATTTGTTATACCATCGTTATCACCAATATTTACTCCACCTTCGTCTGGTGGATTACCTGCTTCTATATTAATTTGTTTTCTCATTTCCTCAATCTCATAGTCTGTTAATTTAAGGATATTTTTTTGTACCCATAATTTTGAGAAAAATGTTCCAACATAACCTTCAACTTGACCAAGTTGATCTAATTGCTCTCTTAGTATTTCTGCATCTTTCAACTCAGCAAAGTGTCCGTCTTTCATAAAGTCATATTGAATATGTTCTTTTATATTTTTCCACTCCTCTATATTAATTACATTTTTTAAAACTAATTGTGATTTTAAAATATCATTAAATAGTGGTGTAAACTTTTTTCTTATTCTTTGAACAAACTTAGTAAATTTAAGTTCGTCTCTTGTTATCTCAGTTGTTCTACCTAAAGAAAAGTTTTGTTCTGCTTCTAATCTTGAAATAGGAACATTTAGTGAACGATATAATTTTCTTTGAAAATAAATTATATCATCTATCTCACCTAAATTTTGTCCACCAGGTAATGTAGATATCTCTGTTCCTCTACCACCTTCTCTTCTAGGTAACCAAAAATCCTCTAACATTGACATGTGATTTCTATCATCACGAATCTCACCCGTCTTTGCATCGTAAACAAGTTTATTACGATATCTTTGCATCACATCTTTTAGATACTGTTCTGCTTTTACTTTTGGTAAATTACCTACATCAATATAAAATATTCTTCTCTCTGGTGCTCTTGATATTCTGTAAATGACAAGTGAGTCTTCAATCATTCTTAACTGATTAACAGGTTTAATTGCTTTATGCAAATAAGATAAAACTATATTTTTATTTGCATCAGTCAAACCAGATATACAATATGTAATAGCATCAGGTGATATTCTTACACCTTGAGTAGAATTCATATTATGTCCTTTTTCATTATACACATAATAATCAACTGATTTTTTAATTAACTCTGGCCCAGATGACTTAGGAACTTTAGTTACTTCTTTTACTTTTTTAATTTTTCTAGGATCGATGTATCTTACTTCTTTTATTCCTAACTTCGGATTTTTGTTATCAATAATTTTATGATAATATATTCTACCATCAATATACCATCTTCTAAAAATGTCATGACCCTTCGTATCAAAATCTAAAAGTTGTAATGTTTCATCAAAACACTCTCTTATTTTATCCTTAACATTTTTTCTGTATGGAAGTTGGTCTAGTACGATATTGACTGATTGATCTCTTTCGTTTGAAACTATCGCTTCATTAACAATATCTTCAATAGCACTATCGCACTCTGGTTGTTGTGATATATCTCGATAACGTTTTATGAGATCATACTCACTTCTATCTCTTCCGTCTTGATCTAAGACAGTAGCATAGTGACCCCCACCTGCGATTTCAACTGTTCCGTCATCAGCTGAGGGTTGAGTAAATTTCTCTGTGCTATCGCTATCTTTGATTCTCTCGAATTTAAATCCGAATAATTCTGCCATAATAAGCTCCTACTGTTATTTATAGTAGGTAAATTAGAAGTTCACGCCACTTGTTTCAAAGTGTTGATATCTCCAAGTCACCTCAAATTCTTCCAATGCATTAGTTGTATCGTAAGATAAGTCAACCTGTCCTATTGACTGTGGAAAACATGCTCTTAAAATATAAGTTTTAAGAACTGTATCATCTCTATCTAATTGATCAACAAACAAGTCTGCTTGATAATCAGTTGCAGAGGTAACACCTGTGTTTTCTGCAAGATCGTTGATACCGTTCATCCACCTTTCAATAGCATTTCTTACATTGAAAGTCGTATCGTTGATGAAAGTGGTTGACCAAGTTTCAAACTCTCTATCACCTGCGATATATACATTTCTTCCTCTGAAAGGCACCGGAATCTCTCCAAGTGTTTGACCCGGTAAGTTCGATGCCTTACATAAGAATGAAGCATTTCTAACATCTAAACCAATTGCGATACCTGTTGGAGGTGTAATAGTTACTCTGAACTGATTAGCACGAGCACCACCACCTGCAAGATTAGCTTTAAAATCGTCTATGTTTGCCATTATACTGCTCCTGCTACTTCAGTGAACGCTACACCTGTTCGTGTCGCCACAAAGTTTAGTTGGATAAAGTTAATTGATCTATTTGGTTTTACAAAGATGTCTGCGACAAATTCGTTTCTATCAATAACTTCACCTGTGTTATTTGTTGTATCTGCTATAACTCTAAAGTCTGTGATACCTCTTCTACCTTGTACGTCTCTTAGGAAAGGTTCAATCAAACTTCTAAACTGAGCTCTTGTAAATTCATCGTTGAACTCAAAGAGTTGGAATTTAGCAGCTGTTGAGATTGCTTTTTCTAATAAGATAAACAATCTTCTAACGTTTATTCTATCAAATGCTGAAGGATTTGTCAATGCTGTTTTATCACCAAATAGAACAACACCTTGACCTGGTTGATTGATAACTGGGTTGACTCTTCCTCTGTACAACTCATCTCTTTGTGTTTGATTTGGGTTGTAAGCAAGTTTGATTGCATTTCTAATTCTACCTCTGTTATATCCAGCAGGTGAGAAGAATGAATCTGCTACTGCATCTGTTCTTGCACATGTTCCAGCAACATCGCCGTTTAGAGGTACAAATCTAAATGTATCGTTGTATTTGTCGTACATGTATTTGTATCCACTATCAAGAACTAAGAATGATGAACTTGGAACAGTTGCCGCATCTTCACTTACTCTCTGAGTTTGTGTTGCTGAGTCTGTAACTCCTACAACTGCACCTCTACGAGGTGATACAAAACCAAGACAGTCTTTTCTTGCAGTAACAATGTCGTTAATCATTGTTGCATGTGTATCGTATGCTGATTGTGAATCTGCTACGATTGATGATTCACCACCAAGAATTAAGTTTACATCTTCAGTTGCATCATCTTCAAACTTTTCATATGCAATTTTTGTTTCACCAGCAGTCACAGCATAATCATCTGTTCCACCAGTTAGTTCATCTACAACAACAACAATAACGTCTGTAAATGCTGTTGTTCCTGTTAAATTAGTTCCCCAATTTGTGCCTGCAGAAATATGATCAGTCCAATAAATGAACTCTGAGTTTGCATAAACATAATCTGGGTAATAGATTGATGAACCAGATTCATTTTTTGCATTAGGGTGTTTTGATAAGTTTGAGAATGTCTCAATAACTGAGTTTGTTCTCTGTCCATTTGAATCTACAGAAAACCCTGTTGTTGCACCAGTTCTGTCATAAACAACAAAATGAAGTTCGTCATTTGTACCTCTTTGATTGTTTGTTGCGTATGATGATGTGCCTGGAGCACCATTGAATAAATCGTAAAATCTCCAACGTCTTTTAATGAATGAATTATCAGGTATAATATTAAATGTTCCACCACCGTTTGGATCATCTAATCTTTTGATTGTCATAGTGTTGGCACTTGTATCAACAGCAGTAACTTCATATTGTTTACCAGTCTCACCAGTTACAGGTGTCGCACCTGCTGAATCTTGGAAGAATGATACGATGTCACCAACTGCGATAACATTACTTGCTAAATCTATATCGTCAACAGCGATAGATGTTGAACCTGCAGCATCCTCACCAACTGTTTGACTTGATGAACTAATCATTTGTTCGTATGCAGTTGCACTTGGACATAATGAAACACCAAGTGAATTACCCCATGTTCCAGCAGTTCTTGCAGTCCACTCACCATGTGAACCTTCACCTGCTGCAAATGAGTTTAAATAATGATCTGTATCTCTGATTAATACTCCACTGTTTGCACCAGCGTTTAAAACACCAGATTCCGTTCTAACAACTTTTAGGGCATTTGTATATCCTAAGAAGTTTGCCGCAGTAAAGAAAACTTCAAAATTTTCAGCATTTGGTTTACCAAAAATCTCTACTAACTCCTCTTCGGAACTAATTGTTGTGACACTAGAAACAGGGCCTTTTTCGAATGGTCCAGCGATTGCACCAATAGATGTTGCAACTGCAGGTACTACATTCGTTAAATCTACTTCTCTAACCTGAACGCCAGGTGAAACGCCGAATGTGCTAGGCATGATTGTCTCCTTTTAAGATAATATCTTTGTAATTTCATGATTATTTATAGAAATTAATTTTTCTACATCATGGTTTTTATATACTATGTATATATAAATATGAATATGCAGACACATTATGAAAAATACAAAGAGACTATTAAAAAGGTCGCTAGAAGGCATTATAACAAACGTGTGGCATGGTTGAATACTCATCTGTCTGATAAATCATGTACTAATTGTGGTGAGTCTGAGACAGTATGTTTGAAGTTTCATCCTCATGATTCTGAAATTAGAAAAAAATCTAAAACAACTGCGATAAATGGTACTAGAGATGAGATTATACTCCTTATGGATGATTCTAAGATACTATGCCATAATTGTTGGATAAAATTAGATAATGATTTGATTGAATTACTTTAGTCATCTAATTTTGGTATATCTACTGTAGTCCATACTTGACCATATTCACTTGATTCATAAGGATCATCAACTCCATTATCAACAAATCCAAATGGCGACATGTCTTGTTCCAATTGATTTTGTGTTTCTGCATACATCTTTGCTCTAATATTAACATCAGTTAATTCTTTAAAATATGTTTGATCACATGCCCATGCAAACAATACTAAACACATCGCAAGGTCATCATTTGATCCTTCCTCTGCTTGTACCTGATTTCCTTTTACAATAAAAGTAGATAACTCATTTATTATATCAAAATCTTCTATAATCATTTTATCAGATTCAACAATTTGTTTTAAATTAGAACATCCTAATTTTTTTACTGCTTTTGTAGTGCGAACACCCATTTGTGCTTTACCACCTGAATATCCACCACCCATAATTTGTCCAGCACGTCCACGCATGTAACACATTACTATGTTATCATATTCTAAGTCATAATGCAAATTGTTTGATACTTGTTCACCTATATCATTGACTTCAACTAAAACAAACGCATGATTATACGCCTTAGCAACATTATTAATTTTATGTGGAAACATTAAAGGTTTTATTTCGTTATCTTTAAATGATGCAACTATACGATATGGTATTTGTGTAACATCCATAACAACAAACGCAGAATTATCATTTTTAGTTCCTCTTGATACATCACATGTTATAAAGTATGTATGATCTTTGATTGGATTTTCATACACTGATAATCCAGCGTTGTAAGTAATAGCATCTTTGTATGATAATTGTCTTAGTTTTGTTGGATTAATTAATGTATTTACTGATCCTAAAAACTCACATTCAAACTCTGTTCTAAATTGTTGTTCACTTGTATTTTTTATTGTTTCCTCTTTCCATTTATCATCACGACCAGGCACTTCACTCCAATGAACCTCGATAGGAACATATGTATTTCTTTTGTGTATCGCATCATTCCATAGTTTATAAAACATATTCATACCATGAGGTGTAGATACTATAATAACTTTTGTTGTCTTACCAGATGATATGGTAGGATAAACTGAACTAAAAAATTCATCAGCAATTTGTGACGGAACGTAAGCAAACTCATCTAAGAATATTATGTTATATGAACTACCACGAACAGCAGATGCTGATGTTGACGATGCAAGTATCTTTGAACCATTTTCTAATTCAAGAGAACCTTTATTCCATGACATTATACCTTGTTGTAACCATGTCGGTAGATTTTCATATGCAAGTTGTAATCTTCCTAGTAAATCTCTTGCAGTTGCAGCTTTGTTAGCCAATATTGCAATATTAATATTTGCATTGAATAGTGCATAGTGTAAAAGATATGATAACATAATTGTTGATTTACCAGACTGTCTTGGTAGTTTACAAATAGAAAAACGATTCTTATGAAATGTGCCTATCATTTCTTTTTGAAAATTATATGGTTTAAAATCAATCAACCCTTCGTCAAGAGATATTATCTTCATATGTTGTTCAATAAAATACAATGGATCATCCATACACTTTTGATATTCAAGAATTTGTTCTTTTGTATATTCTTGAGGTGTATTGACTTTTTTTAAATTAGGATTGCCTAGATAATTTTCCATAACGTTTTTTAATTCTAGTTGGGTTTTCCATTTTTTGCGAACATTTTTTTTTACAATATTCTGAACAACTATCATGATTATTTATTAAATCATTGTAAAACTTTTTATATACTTCATGTTTATATACATCTTTTATATTTTTAACATTTTTAATATTAAAATCTTCTCTATTTAAAGTTGATATGACAGGATCGTTTTCTAAAAAATTTACTGTGGGTTGATCAACCCAACAACAAGGAAGTATTTGACCTGTCGCACTAACATATGGTGGTCTATTGTTTGACAAACATCTTGGATAAAATCCATACTCTACAGTTTTTTTTGTCTCGTTGACAACATCATTTGTTGGTTTGTATATGACATGATCAATATATCTAGATGTATAATTTATCTCTAATGTAATATTATTATTCTCAGCAATATCTTTTGCTTCCTCTATTTGATCTTCATTATAACCAAAGACTAGATACTGCCATATTACATCCATATTCTTTTTTGCACATAATATCATTGCATCATAAATTAAATCACTATCTTGATTAACTCTATAAATCCAACTTTTGTTAGGTAGTCCGTCTAAACCAAATATCCACCTTGCGTTTGGATTCATATCAAATGCTCTTTCATACCAATCAATCTTTTTATCTTTTGATGTTGCAGCTGTATGAATTTTAATACGTTTATTTTTTTCATATGCAATCTTTAAAAATTCTAAGATATTTGGATTAAATATAGGATCACTAATAGGACCACAGAATGCAATATAGTTTTCATCATTTCCATAATAATCACAAACTTTGATAAAATCATCGACTGACATATCACCACCAGGCACACTTTTATTCATGCTACGTAATTCTTGACGTTCACATCGATTACACTCTAAGGTGCATTTATTTGATATGTCTAGATCAACTGAAGAGTTTTCTAAATTAATCATCTTTCTTTTTTAACATTTTTTGTAACTCAGCGGTAGATCCAACAAATAAAGCATTTGTCACATTTTTTGGACCACTGTTAGGAACTTCTTTTAATTTTTTCATTTTAGTTTGTAGGTCAACAAGTTTTTCTGTAACTTCAGAAACTTGTTTTATTAAATTACCTGCCACTTCATAAGCACGTGGGTGTTCTGATTCTTGAGCAAGTTCTAGTATTCCCTCAACAGCATCTTGACCTCTTTCAATCAAACTATAAAAATTTTCTCTTTGATATTCATAATCAGAATCAATGTCATCAATCTTTTTTGATCTTTGTATAGTTACAGATTTTTTAGATTCATTTTTTATATCATCGACAACTCCAAGTGTCTTATCTATTATTTTATCTACTTTATCTGTCATTAAAATTTATCTCTGATCTAATACTTGTTTTCTTTTTATATCCACAATATCTTTTACAATATTCTGGTGGATTAGTTTTAAGTTTGTCTGCAAAATCTACCCACTCCTTTGACGTAATAATTGTATCTATATTTTCAGCATTTGTCAATGATAAATGATCTAATGTTAATTCTGGTATCTGATTTTTGTTAACATCAGACCAACAACAAGGTAAAACAAATCCTTTTGATGTGTGACCGTGTTCTTTATTACCATTTATACATTGTGGTTTAAAATCATAAACCATTTCATATTGTTTATTATTTAGATCGGGTAATTGTTCCTCATCATCAAACCTAGATGACTCAATAATTAAAAAGTTAATATCATTATCTCTTGCGATACCCATTGCAGTAAATAAATCATCTTCATTATAAGGAAATACAATATATTGCCAAGACACGTTTATGTTATATTCTTTTTTTGCTAATAACATTATATCAAAAAGATATTCACCGTCTTGATTTATTCTATACTTGTGACTATCTTTAGGAAGTCCGTCAATACCAAAAACCCATTTGGCATCTGTGTTTGCTTCAAAAAAATTTTTATATTGTTCTATTTTACGATGACTAGCTGCAGTATGAATCTCTGCAAAGACATTTTTATCCTTACACATTTTTAAAAATTTATCAAACTGTGGATGAAAGATAGGATCGGAAATTTGTCCACAAAAAATTATCTCTTGATAATAATTTGTTATTTTATCAAACTCTTCAAGTGTTGTATCCCTTTTGTCATAAACATAATTAGGGTCTTGTCTTGAACATTTAGAACATTGTAAAGTGCATCTATGTGTTATGTCTAAGTTAATTGTTTTTGATTTGAATATCATTTATCATCATTTAGGTTCATCCTCACCTGTTGCTGGATTAAAATTCTTAGCATCTTCAAAAAATGATATTGTCTCATTAAATCCAAAATCATCATCAGCATCAGCAGTTGTAGGACTTGGTGTCACTGTATATCTTTGTTCTCTAGTTGGTGTATTTACAGGCATATCAGCATATTGATCAACTTGAACTTGTTTAATAACTTTACTAGATACGACTGGTCCATATAAGTAAAACTTTGCAGAAAATGTTAATGTATAAATGATTGCACGTCTTTCTTGAAAATCACCTCTATAACTATCTTCATAACTTATTGAGTTTAATATTATTGGCACATCTCTCTTAATACCCATATCTTCCATATCTTTAATTGTTACTGTATAGTCAGGTTGAAAGTATGGAAGAATTTGTTCTACTATTTGTAAAGCATCATCTGATTGTTTTGCCATTGCATATAATTCAAAATCAAGATTGTATGGAACGGGCATAAACTGAGTATCTAATTGATTTGCTTTTGCACCTTTTACTTTTTTAAATTTTTGCACACGATTTAATTTTCTTGTTGCATCATATGATAAATTTTGTATTTCGAAACCCATACGTGGTAATGTTATTGCAACTTTTGAATCTAAACTTGCATCTTGATCAAGTCTAACTAAAAATTTTTGTTTTGGACCATATGCCAAAGGAACTTTCATTTTTTGTTTTATTGTACCAGTATTGTCTTTTCTTACAATATTGATATTATTAAATATTGTTCCAAATGTGACGACCATTCGTCTTATTGTTTCATGATAAAATTGTTGTCCTAACATTATGTTCTCCCAGCATCACCGAACGGGTTAGATTCGCTGAAGTCTAATACGTCTTCATCCTCTGTTTCAAATAACTCATTCTGAGCAGTTGTATCAGTTGACATATCTCCTACTATATAGTCTTCTTGAATGATATAACTATCAACTCCACTATCGGCAGGGTTTTCAAGAAGTATGCTTTCACCAGCAGATGATTCATCAGTTTCAGATACCAAAGTATCACCTGTCTCTGCAAGTAAATTATCAGTGTAACCCTTTTGTGTGAAAAACTCTAATGCAAAACTTTGAGTATATCCACTTGTTTGTTCTAAAGTCATTTGATGTTGTAACGCATCACCTGTTAGTGCATCCTCGACAGCATCAATTGCAGTGATACCTGTATCAAGAACTTCAGAACTATATTCGAATGACTTACATCTTAACTTATAGACAGGGTTATTGTCAAGTTGATGAAATGGGTCATCTTGATCTACAAACGCAACTTCAAATATTTTATCTAATACTGGGTGATAAATTAAATCACCTTCTTTAGGTCTGTTTGCATATAAACTTGTTGATGCAGCCTCACCTCTTAGGTATGCTGTTCCAAATGACGCACTAATTTTATTCGTCAATGAAGATGTAATTGTGCCTGACTCTAAAAGTATTGAACCTGCAGTTGTACTTGTTGCAGTCTCTAAATCCATTTGATGAGCAACATCATCAAAACGTGTTCTACTAACAACAAATGTTATTTCGTTTCTGTTTTCTAAACCAAACTGTTGTATTAATTCTTTTTCACCTTGATATCCACCGTCTGCATCTTCAACATACATTTCTATAGTTTGTTGTTTACTAAATGAGGATAATGAGTCCTCACCAAATATATCATCTCTTGCTGTTAAAGTTCTATCAACATAATTTACATCATGACCATGTATCTGTATTGCTTCTTTAATTAAATCTGCATATAGATTTTGTTCAGATACAGTTGCCAACTTACCTGATGTAGTAAATGCTTGATTAACAGCCATTTTATCCCTTTATGATCATATCTGGGTATTGTAAATTTTCTATATAAGCCTCTAGTTTTTCTATCTCTTCTTGTGCCTGTGAGTAAATTTGTTCACCATTATATGTTACCCCACCTAGTAATGCGACATTTTGAAACTTAGATAAATTAGTTCCCCATTGTCTTTTAATTAATGAGGTTGCATATCTTTTTAAATGCATGTTATTGTAAATGTCTGTATATGTTTCTGGGTCTAATTTTCTGTAACACTCAATAATTAAAAATTCGTCAGCATTGACATCACCATCTACATTCATGTCAAGATATAATCTTCCTTGATGTTCGTAGAATCTTATTGGTGTTTCACCAACTAACAAATGTGACAAGTAATCTAAATGTTGCATTGTCATTTCGTAGTGTATGATTGATGTTGATGAGAAATCATATAGATCATTGAGTCGTAATTGATAACGAATATCAAACATATTATTTGTTGCCGCATTATCGAATGAAAAAATATTTAATACTGATACAACACTTGAGGGCATGGATATAAAATTTTTCCCCTCTTCAAATGAAAAAGTTAGTGAACTATCTGATCTATCTGTCGCTGTTGTTGTTTCATTAGTCTTAAATCTTGCTATATCAGATTCAGTCAACTTATATTTCAAATACATCTTCTCAATATTATCATAGTAATAGTGAGCGAAGTATTGCACTGCTTCATCTATTCTATCATCTATTTGGTCATCTGATACATTGATATCAACAACTCCAAATCCTAAATTTCTAAGACAATAATCCTTTAGTGTTGTTTTTGAGTTTGGTTCTGCCATCTAATTTTCCTTTTAAGTATTTATGTATATCTCTTTTTGGTGACCATCCTAATCTAGTCAATTTTGTAATATCAGCCGTATTATCTAACATTTCACAAGACTCACCAACTCTTTCCTCAACATTAAATCCATAATCTTCTACTAAATTATTTACATTTAGTCCTTCACCTGTACCAACATCATATATTCTATCAAATTCAAATTGTTTTGCATATAAAAATATTTTAATTGCATCTACAACATCATCAACGTGTATAAAGTCTCTAACATGATTATTACTAACAAACTCTAGTGAATCGTTGATCATTCTTTGAAATAACATCGTATCTCTTTGACCATCACCATAAACATTAGAAAATCTAAGTGCAACATTTTGTAAATAATTATCTGAAATAACTTCAGTCATTTTTTTAGTTGTTCCATATGGTGATAACCACCATTGGGCAGCAGTAGATGATGATGCAAAAATAACAGGCACACCGACATATTCTGCAGCCTCAAAAACTGCTTTAGTTCCTAGAACATTGTTCATATAATAAGTTTGTGGAACTTCTAAACTTTTTTTTACATTTGCTCTTGCGGCAAGATGCACAATTTTGTCTGCATAACCAATATCTTCAGATGTTATATGAAGTATATTTTTGTTGTCTTTTTTATCCCAACCAATAACTTCATGACCATCATCAATAAGTGATTTTGACAAATGACTTCCAATAAATCCTTTGTCGCCAGTAATTAATATTTTCATTGACAAATATCTCTCAATATGTTATAAGTATATTTATATCACACATGGATAACATATGTCAAGGGTAATTTACAGTCTGTATATTGATATACCAGAGGATGATTTAGATTTTTTTGATAAAAATATAATTAAAAAGGATCAAACACCCACTAATATCAATACTAAAAATAAGTTTAGTAAACACTATCAAAAAATTGTTGATAATAAAAAACGATATTCAGATAGTATTGGTGTTGATTATTATTTACATGAGAATGATGAAAATTTCAAACATTATGTAAAATATTTTAAGACACACTTTCCATTTATTACAATGTATAATATTGTAAATTTCTATAAACTAGAACTTATGAATAATCACTTACACGATTATGACGAAGCACTTTATTTAGATTTTGATGCGATACCTGTAACTAAAGATAATTTTTTTGAAACTTGGGATCTATCAAAAGGTATTGCAGTTTACAATAACAATGATAATATTAGACCAACACACATGCCTTTAGATATGGTAAAAGGAACTATAAGATCACCTTCTGCAAAATATTTTAATACAATGGCAATGTTAGAAGAGAATAATATGTCACCGCAATGTGATGTGATAAACACAGGTATTATTGGTACAAATAAAGAACAATGGAAAAAATTAGATTATTGGAATGGACTTGTTGGATTATTTGATTTGATGCATTATTTAAGAAGTGATGTTTATGCAAAAGATTCTATGTATCCAAATAATATAACTGATACTTTTGGATATGATAATGAAACTATTTTTTCTTATAAACTAAAAGCAAACAATGTGCCTGTTCAATGGTTAAATAAACAGTGGCATTATTTTTATGATAGAGAGTTACATATACCAGAAGATACAAAAATAGTTCATACAATTAATAAGGAGTTTGATTATGTCTGGCGATTTGAAAAAAAGATTAATCTTTAGTATTGAAACTGAAGTTTCTGATATTACAGAAAAAAGATTACATAACGCAAATCAATTTAAAAAATTTAGTTCTAAATTACGTGAGGGTCTAAAACAATATGCTGAAAATTGTAATGCTGATTTTAATCTAACAACCTTTACGACTAAAAATTATGATGACTTAAATATAGAAAAAATCAAGATGTGGGAAAAATATCTTGATGATTATGATGAGGTGATGATTTCCTC